TGGGACGGTATGTATCTGATGTACAATGGCCCTTACGAGGGTTCCAAGACTATGGATGAAGTTCATCCTAACTGTCACCCATCTTGGGTAGGTAAGATGAAACCTGCCTTCATTGCACGATTCAAGTATGGTTCTAAGCCATGGAAGTCTTGGGTCAATCACTTAGTCAAACATTCTACTGTTGAACAGTATCTTGAACTGTCTGACAAAGAGAGTCCTAGAGAAGCGATGGACATTCTGGGTTGGAAACCGCGTAAGAAACGTGTTGCTCCGCAACGTACACAGAATGGTTTTGGTATACAGAGGATGGTACTATGAGTCTTGCCCCAATGAGTGTCGAGAATGTATTAGGTGAGTTTGTCGAGAAAGACCATGGCCATTACTTTCATTACAGTGAGAATAATCACTGTTTCTTGGACTTCCACAAAGACTATCCCCATGTAGTTTGGGTAGGTGGTCTGGGTCAGCAGTATCGTTATGCGCATGTCAAGAAGACTGTCGCATATGTCTGCGTTGATGAAGATGAATTCGGTCTTCCTGTTGTCGAGAAATGGTCTCTTAAAAAGAATATGGAGTATGTTGCATGATTGGAAAAACGATGTACGGTTCAGTTGGTGAGACAATTCAATGGGACACCTATCGTGGTGTCCTCTCAGGTAAGATAGTGTTTGTTCATGAAGACGTTGCGGGTGATGGTGTTGACTACTACAGTATTGCGACTGGCCCTAATCCTATGGATAGACACTTCCTCGACAGTGACACACTGAATACGATGAATGTGGTAAACCTTTCTGCGTGACCATTTTCTTTGTTTGGGTCGAGCTTTTGCCTTGACTTCTCCCTAAACCTATGAGATAATAGTTACCTAATTGATTGAGAGAGTATAGATTATGTCCGAAGTTACCTATGTTGTTCGATGCGCTGAGACCGATAAACCACTTGCCGGTTTCTTCACTCCATGTTATGACAAAAAGCTTGCATTTACATACCAAACCCAACTAGAGCAATATGGTTACGAGAATACCTATGTTGTTGTTCGTAAAGAGAGCACCGAAGTGACTGGTATGTACCAAGAGCGTGAAATTTTCAATACCGAGGTAAATGTATAATGGATCTCCCTATGACTGTTTACAAGAACAAAACCGAAAACACCATGACTTACTACTACAATCGCACGAAAGATGTGTTTGTTGATAAGATGGAGTTTCTACTACTTAACGGTGATGTCGATTGCATCGTCGTCGATGATACTCTAACCGCACAAGAAGTTGATGTCGTCTTTGGTGAAATCTACGGAGAAAAATATGAGTACGCTTAGTCTAGAAGAAGCCTGTCACTACTTGTGGCGCGAAGAGATTACGGATTGGGGTTCGTATACCTACGTCCAGAATCATATCTATATTAGCAAGGGTACCGACCTCGTAGGATTCGTTCCTCGTGATACAGGTATCATTAAGATGTTCAATACCCCCAAGAAGTCTTGGTCAGTTGCTCGACGTAAGTTCCGCAAGTTTACCAAGAAGGATATAAAAAAGGTTATTGATATGCAAAATGGTTCTAAAAATAACTGATTTATTTTGGCTTGGCCCCTTGCGTTTTGAGAAGAAGTATGAGACAATAGCTACCTAATTGATTGATAGAGGTATGAATATGACAGTTATCCCAGTAGACATCAAAGACGTTAAGACCTTCCGTGCCGGTTTTGAACTGGTCGAGTACGAAGCGGGTACCGACCCTATGGACGGTTTCTGCCTGATGGGTTTCGATGAGGTAGGAATGTTCTGCCAGAACCCTCGTTACGCTTTCATTGGAGGTCTTTAATATGGAAGGTTATAACTACTTTGAGTACCCAACCTACGGTTCTGACGAATACCTGTATAATCAATACCTACGTAAGCACATCAACAAGCAGAATAAGGGTAGTCGCGGTCAGGACTCTGAACGCCAGAAGACCTACCGTGCAGAGTGGACTTTCCAGTCTAAGGTGACCAACCCTGAGTTCTCGTCTATCGAGGAGGCTCAGAAGTTCGCCAAGACGATTTATAAGTCCAAGACTTGGGTGAAACTATGGAACAAGTCTATAGAGGATGACGTTGGTCGCATCTTCGGTGCGCAACCTAAAGTAGTCGCGATGGGAAGTCGCACGAAAAAGTTAAGTGGTCACACCGATGGATTCACTGTGTCATTGGACTTGGTCACTGGTCTGAACAAGTACACCCTCCTACACGAACTTGCACATTGTCTTGGTCATATGCACCACGGCCGGTCTTTCCGACAGTGTCTCCTGAGTCTGGTCGGTGCCTTCATGGGCGGGAATGAGAAGAAGATTCTGAAAGAGGAGTTTAAGAGGGCAAAGTTGAAGTGTGGTGATGCCCGTAAACCCCAGTCCTTCGAGGTCTGGCTGGCCTCCAAGAAGAAAATGGAACAGATGCGTTGGGAGAAAGAATTCCGTGCTGACTGTCTTGCGATGCACGAGAGAATGAAGAAGTACGACAAATAATGAAGTTTCCTTGGTGGGTACGGTATTGCGAAGATTGCTACTTATTGCTATGTGTACTAACCCCACCCTTTTTTATTCTAAAATGTTCTAAGAAAACCCTTGCGTTTTCAAAAGAAGTAGGGTATAATAGTTACTTAATTACTTGAGAAATAAAATATGAATTTATACGATATGAACGATACAAACTTTGCTAACTACCAAACCTTTATCCTAGACAATGCTTGCCCTTCTGAGGTCACCATCTGTAATGGAGATACCCTATTAGAAGCTGCTGAGAATTCTTACCTCCTTGAAGAGTTCATGGCGTCACCCAGTTACGTTGCGTGACCAACCCTTGTGTTTGGGTCGCGTTTACGCCTTGCGTTTTCAAAAGAAGTGTGAGATAATAGCTACCTAATGAGATGAGAGAGTAAATGATTATGAATAAAAAGTTACCTACCCCGTTACCCATGTCTTACATCAAGTCTGCCTATGATAGGTGGAACTATGGTAACGACATCACCCAAGAGTGGTGTTCTACCCTAACCAATTTTGTTTTAAACCTGCGTAAGTACTACGAACACGACCAGTGTGTCGTTCTTTATGCTGATGTGTCAGAGTTCTGGCATAACCCTAATCATGAAGTCCATCTCCGATGAGATGTGACTAATTACCAGAAATAAGTCACGTTTAGGTGTTGACATTTGTTTCCAAAAGAAGTATAATGTGTACATAAATTGATAGAGACTAGATTATGAAAAAAGACTTCCCAACCCTTTGCGGACTCCTCGGAGCGATTCTTATGGCAATCTTTGCCTTTCACATGAATCCCGTGATAGCGATAGTTGGATTGTCTTTGTTGTCTGTTCAATCAGTTAATGCAAAGTTGTGGAACCTTGTCGCTCTGAACGCGATAAGCATTTGTGGATTTGTTACCCAATTACTCTAAGGAATTTATTATGAATTTGATTGGTCAGAAAGTTGAAGCGAACTGGGGCGCAATGTACCCTATCGAAGAAGGTGTTGTCGATGGTCACATTGGTGCGTCGACTGTGATTATCCGTTGGAACGATGGGTCTCGGTCTGAGGTGGACGCTCTTGACATCCATGAGACTGGACATCGTTCGGTTAATGGTTCGCCAATCGGAATCTTCTTCGGAGAAGTCGCGTGAAGATTGTCAAGTTGAACTACGACCGCAAGGTCAGGTACATATTCGACAAGGATACTGAAGAGTGTGAACGTCTCTGTGAACAGGTCATGGATCACTATGGTCAGTTTCTAGTCACCCCGCATTGTTGGTACATCGAAGACATCAAGCGCCTACAGAAAGAACTCAGAACCTGTGGTTTGTCAGTAGACGAATTCCTTGCTAAGGAGTTTCCAAAACAAGAGAAACCTGTAGAGAAAACCAAACCCAAGAGGAAGCCTCGGAAAAGTGTTACCAAGAAAACTACCGTGACCAAAAAGAAGGTTCCGGTCAAGAAACCTACTGTTAGAAAGAAGAATACCAAGAAGGCGGCATAGTGACCAATTACCTTAATTGGGTCACGCTTAGTGGTTGTGTTTTACATTTAGATCGATTATAATAGCTGTACAAATTGAGTTGAGAGAGTATTATGAATCCAGTAGTTATCGAAGGTAGAATCAAGAACAAGAAGAAGGTCGAAGCGTACATTCATGCTATTGCAAAAGAGTTGGGTATCAACCGCCTCTATAGTAAAGTCCTTCTCGTTAAATTCTCTACCAGACTTGATAATGATGCCCAAGGCCTTTGTTGGGGAGACCATAAGAGTCATGCTGAGATATCTGTCGCACGAACCAGTTGTGGTGAACCCATGACTATGGAGTCTATGATGCAGACCCTAGCGCACGAACTGGTTCACGCTAAGCAGTATCTCCGTCGAGAACTGTGCGGTTACACTCATGCTTGGAAGGGACGTAAACCTCGCAACTACAAGTATGAGAATGCCCCTTGGGAGAAAGAGGCCTACGGACTCGAAGAAGAATTGTTCAACAAATATTGGGATATCGTATGAATCTGATAATGGATGCCCACAAAGAACTGACCGAAGATTTGGAACTTATTATTGAGACCATAGTTCATCCAGACTACGAAGAACTCTCTGAGGAAGTGCGGGATGCTGTGATGAAAGAGCGCAACCGTCTAGAGATGTTGCTCGAAGTCTTGGAAGAAGATTCGGAATATGAAAGGGCCTCGTTATAACAAATTGGTCTAAGAAAAGTGTTGACTTTGTTTTAAAATCGTGTATAATATGTATTGTGAGTTGGGGAGTTCTGGTGCGAATTCTTCGCTAGGAACCTTCGGGGTTCACTGCTTCTCCCCTCCGTTTTTAATTTTTGAGGATTTATTATGAAATTTATTACTGAAAGTGTTTCTGTTATCGTTGCGATGTTATTGTTTGGATACGCTTGGTCAATGCCTGGTATATGGGATGCCCCTCAAGTACACGTGAGTAATTCAAGCAACGAGTGTGTGCGAGTCATCAACTACAAAGAGACTGATAAATGGTCTTGTGAAAACCTTCCAGAACTTTACAGCCACGTTTGGGTGAAGTAATGGAACTAGTATATGACATCTTAGGTATAGCACTGTTCACCTTTTTACTGTTCCTTATATATGTCAACCTCCATATGGAAAATGAGAAACACCAAGGTGAAAGTCTCCCCCTGATGTGGGAAGAAGGTGGGTTCTTAAATGACTTCTGGCAATGGGTAAAAAAGTTTAAATAAACGCTTGCCTTTTGTTTCAAAAAGAAGTATAATAGGTACTTAGTTAATCGAGTTGAGAGAGAATATTATGGCGTATGTAAGTCAAGAAGACAAAAAAAAGTTAGCTCCCGCAGTCAAAGCTGTTCTGAAGAAGTACAAGATGAAAGGTAGTATTGCGGTTAAACACCACAGCACTCTGGTCTGTAACATCAAGAGTGGTGCGTTAGACATCATCGGTGCTTTGCCTGTTAGTGAGTATGGCCCTCGTGATTACATTCAAGTCAACCCTTACTGGATTAAAGAGAACTACGAGTGTCCTACTGTCGTTGCCTTCTTGACTGAACTGAAGAGTGCGATGGAAGGAGAAGACTTCTTCTGTGAAGATGACATGATGACTGACTACTTCCACAGAAGTCACTACACCGATATCAACGTTGGTACTTACAGCAAACCTTATGTGTTGGAGGCTGCGTAATGACTGGTATGACTTTTCGAATGTGGTGTAACGAGATGTGGTTCGAACACTGTGATGAGGTTGAGACCTTCACTGGAAAACGACCGGACTACAAAGCGAAGGATTACTTTGCAAAGTACAAGTGGTTCCTGAAACGCGAATATGTCCACCTTAAAAATAAATGAAATAATTTAGTTAAATCCCTTGACATTTCGTCAGAATAGTGTATAATGATTGTATTGAATTAACTACTAGAGAGAAATATATTATGTTTTATGCAAAACCAAAGATGACCAATCACCATGATGCAGAGTACTTCAAGACCGTTACCGAAGCAGTTGACTTCCTTAACCAGTACAATAAGTTAGGCCCTGAATATGAGAGTGACGGGTTTTCTAACAGTGTCTCTAAACTTCAAGCCGAAGACTTTTGGATGTTAGGCAAGTTGACTGGCCCAGAGGGTGTTCAGTTTAAGAATAACAAAGCAGTGGAGGTGGCATAACATGGGTATTATTGCTGAGATTTTTCGTAACGATATGTTCAAAGACTGTTCTAACGGTGGTGTAAGTTCCAACTTCACTTCGGTGACTGTTGTGAATGTAGAAGGCCCGTTTGAACCCACTGTGGGTCGTCCGGCCGTCTTCATTAAGGAGGGTGCTTTTAAGGGTACGATAAAGTGCGTCCCTGCGGTCAAGTCCCTTTCTGGAGGATATGAGGAGGACACACAAGGGTTCTCGATGGGTGGTACTTATATTGCTACATCTGACAGTCGTTTCTCTAAGAAGTGTAGGGAATTAGTAGGACAGAGTTTTTATGGTGCGGTTCCTTTCCACGACAGATACGAGGGATAGTGATGTTAAAACATAATGACTCTGCAACTGAGCTGCTCACCATTCTACAGGAAGAGTGTGCTGAGGTTATCCAAGAGGCCTCAAAGATTAAACGATTTGGTCAAGAGAAGGATAACATCGACCGTCTCGCCAAGGAAGTGGGTGACCTTGTGTGTATGATAGAACTTCTACAACAATGGGAAGTTGTATCGTATAGTGCAGTTGAAGACGCCCGACAAGAGAAGTTAGGTAAACTTCGTAGGTGGTCTAATCTCTTTGCATATGATAGTGATGTTAACTACGAGGCCGGTATTCCTTCGGATAACTGATATGAAAAAGAAACAAAGTGTGTCGCGAAGTAATCCTGTCGCGAAATATGCACGGAAATTTAATCGCGCTTCCACTCACGTGGATAAGAAGAAGGAAGCAAAGAAATACGGTCAATTGACCAAAGAAGAACTTTATCCAAATAATGGGTTCTAGCCCTTGACACAAACCACTAATTGAGGTATAATATGTCCGTATCAAAAGAAGTACGTTATGCGATGATTCGTGCAGCTGCACTTAAAGTTCAGAAGCATAGTAAGGTCAGTAAGTCTAATAAAAAACTTGCTGACGAAGTAGTTGGTCTTGACCGTCAAGACTATAAGTCCGATGTACGTTGGGGAGATGAGGAAAGTTTTGTAAACTCGGTTTTCTCCGATGTATATCAAGCAACCAAAAATGAGGAATGGAATTAATGTCCCAAGCAATTGAAAACCTAATTGACCTCGGTCAATACGCTCGCAATGATGTGGAACTCATTACACGTGAGTACATGCGTCATGCATATCTAGAAACTCTTGAGACCTATGCTAAAGAGTATGTGAAACTAGATGAAGGTGATGATACCCGTAAGGCTGTCCTTGCCACTCTAGAAGCATTCGAACATACTATTGCAGTATTAGATGGTAGTGAAGATTTCCTTGAAGCTGTCCACGCGGACAGTGATGATGAAACTCCCACTGAAGATGATGAATACGACCGTTTTTAAGGAGAACGATATGTTTAGTTATGATAAAATAGTTGACCAACTAAGATCCAATGTACTTCAGGTTACCTTTAGTAAGGTGAACGGTGAGCAACGGGTTATGCCCTGCACTCTCCAGACCGACTATATGCCTGAGTTATCTGAATCTAAGGTCAAACAGGTAGACGAATTTTCTGTTAATAAATCTGTGATACGCGCATTCGCTATTGATAAGCAATCTTGGAGATCTTTCCGAGTGGACAATATCTCTGCGATTGAGGTAATAAATGGATGATAAGACAGAAGAGAAGTTCTTAACCAAAAAATCATTCTCGGCTATGATAGAGAGTTTCGTGTTCCAACACAGAATGACTTACATGGATTCCATTGTACATCTCTGTGAAAAGAACGGACTAGAACTGGAAGACATCAAGAAGTATCTGTCTCCCACTATCGTAGAACATCTAGAGAGTGAAGCACGTCAGTTGAATTTTCTGCCAAAACAGAATCAACTAGACGTATAAATAGTAATGCCCTAGAGGCAATCTCATACATTGTTTATATTTAAGTTTATATTAAAGGAAATATTATGTCTTTTGCAAATCTAAAATCCAAATCTATGGATATCTCGAAACTTGTCAACGCTGCATCAGCGGCATCCGGACAAACTAAAAACACTAACAAATACCAAGACGACCGCAAGTGGAAGCCTACTGTTGATGAACAGGGCAACGGCTATGCAGTTATTCGTTTTCTTCCTGCTACTGAAGGTCAAGACCTACCGTGGGTTCGCTACTGGGATCACGCGTTTAAAGGCCCTACCGGACAGTGGTACATCGAACGTTCATTGACCACACTAGGTCAGAACGACCCATTAGGTGAGTTAAACTCTCGTCTGTGGAACTCCGGTATCGAAGAAGATAAAGAAACTGCTCGCAGACAGAAGCGGCGTCTACACTATGTTACTAACATTCAAGTTATTAACGACCCTGCAAACCCTGCCAACAATGGCAAGGTAATGATTTACGAGTTTGGTAAAAAGATCTTTGATAAGATTATGGATCAGATGCAACCAGAATTCCCAGGCGAGACTCCGGTCAATCCTTTTGACTTTTGGTCTGGTGCGGACTTCGAACTGAAAATCCGTAATGTTGCTGGATACCGTAACTATGATAAGTCAGACTTTAAATCACCGTCTGCATTCCTAGGTTCGGATGAGACTCAATTAGAATCAGTTTACAACTCACTGTATGACTTGAATGAGTTCATCATTCCTAATTACCCAAGTGCGTTCGACTCAAACTGGTTCAAGTCTTATGACGATCTAAAGAACAAGTTGGAGACAGTACTAGGTCTTGCGACTGGTGCCGGTTCTACTATTAAGAACGAAGCACTAGCACAGACTGCTGAAGCTGCTCCGATTCGATCAGCAATCGAACCGACTGTTGTCGCAGTTGCTCCTGCCCCTGTTGCTGCTGTCGCAGAAGAAGATGACACACTTTCATACTTCGCGCAGATGGCTGCTGAAGACTAAGAGACCAGTTAACAGGTCTTTTCAGAAGGGGACTCGAAAGAGTCCCTTTTTTTATGATCGTGTGGAAAAGTAAGGATCCATTAGATCGAAAGGTGATATAGGCCCACCTAAGACAGTCGTCCCACCACCGCCACCGGACGATGAAGAGTTTGTGCTGTTGTCCATGATGACTACTGGAGGGGTAGAAGATACCGCAGCTTGTTCGGTGACCAACTTACCGACGTTTCCTGCTGAAGTAGATTTCTGTTGTTGCCCCGAAGAGTTAGAAGATATCTGAGTTCCTGCGGATGCGATGTTATTCATCATCTGCACATCTTCGTTAGAGAAAGAGTTTAG